CTGTTCCACCAGTAAATGCTTGTGAGCCAACGTAAGAGATAATTACTACACCGCTACCGCCATTAGCACCATTTATTGCAGATGTGCTATTTCCTCCACCGCCACCGCCACCAAGATTTGCAGTTCCGTTTGTTCCTTGACCGCTATTGCTGCCACCAATAATGTTGCCAGCACCGCCACCGCCAGAGCCACCAGCACCACCTGATACAGTTCTACCAGCACCGCCACCACCTCCAGCGTAAGTTACAGAAGAACCTGAGATTGATACCGCTACTCCTGCTCCACCAGCACCGCCTCCAGAGCCAGAACCATCGCCACCAACTGCGCCAGCACCACCACCACCACCACCTCCGTATGGATTTCCACCAGTTTGTGCAGAGCCTCCATTAAAACCTTGATTAGCCGTTCCTGTTCCAACTGCTCCAGATGAAAGACCATCATTAGCAATGGCTGCGCCACCGCCAGAACCGCCAGCTAAACCAACATTTAAAGAATTACTCCTTACACCACCTCCACCACCACCAGTTGATGTGATTGCACTAAATATTGAATTACCTCCAGAACCACCTTGAGCAAGACCAGAACCGCTTGATGCACCAGCACCACCAGCTCCTACTGTTACTGTGTATATTGAATTTGTGTCAAGAGTTAAGGCTGATTCTAAAGAACCGCCACCGCCTGTAGCAGTAACAGATGACCTTAAACCACCAGCACCAGCACCACCACTATCAAAGTAAGAGGTATTTCCACCGCCTGAGCCACCTCCGCCAGCTACTACTAAAAAGTTTGCCGTTAATGCGGACAATGGGCTTAATACACCCGAAGAAGTAAAGGTATGGATAGTCGAACCACCACTTGAGGATACAGTTCCACCACCGAATTGTTGTGCGCCTACATAGGAGACGATGACTACGCCTGAACCGCCAGCACCACCTGTGCCGTTAGTTACTGTAGATGCACCTCCTCCACCTCCACCACCACCTAAGTTAGCAGTTCCAGCAGTTGCTACAGTTGCATTAGTTGAACCCGCACCTCCACCGCCTGAGCCACCACTTCCAGCAGTTCCACCATCGTATGTGCCACCACCTCCACCGCCAGCGTAGGTTACGCTACTACCTGAAATTGAGTTAGCAGTTCCAGAGCCACCATTACCACCAGTAGTAGATGTTCCGTTAGCACCAACGGCTGATGCTCCACCGCCACCGCCAGTTCCGTAATTTGGAGAACTTGCACTTCCAGTTCCACCATTATTTCCTTGGCTTGGGCTTGTCGATGGAGTATTGCCGTTTCCTCCAGCATTTCCACCTGAACCACCACCGCCTGAACCACCATTAATACCAGTTAAATTTGGTGAAGTGCCTGAACCGCCACCTCCTCCACCAGCAGAAGTTATAGTAAATGCTGATGAGTCAGTTCCGCTTGTGCCTTTATTTGGATTTGCTCCACCATTTCCACCAGCACCAACTGTAATTGTGTATGAAAGTGTTAGGTCTAAAGATGTTGTGCCAGTTCTATATCCACCAGCACCACCAGCACCGCCATTACCAGCACCTCCACCACCACCGCCAGCAACAACTAGGTAGCTAGCAGCAACACCTCCACCAGATGTCCAACCAAAGGCTGCTAGGGCTGCTGCACCAATTTTAGATAAGCGTGGCATCTATTGACCTATGCGAATTTAGTTTGAACTGCGAGTACAGTAAAGGTTGCACTTCCTGTTTTGATAATGACATAAGTATAGCTGTCTATCGAACTAGCATTACCGCTAGTAGGAGCAGTTCCACCTTGCCATTTAGGAGTAACAGAAGAACCATCTACCTGTACAGCAGAATTATAATATGCTGTAGCACCATTTGTAACTAAGAAAGTAACAGATAAAGACTCTCCTGTAGCCATAAGCGTATTTAAAGAAGTACCGCTAGAGCCTCTAAAATTAACTGTAAAGTTACCACTAGCATCAGTTGTGAAGTACAAGACTGACTGAGTTGTAACATCGTAGTTAATTGTGCCTGTGGCTGCTGTAGCAGAAACTGTAGAAACTTCTTTAATATTTGTAAACTTAGATGATGCAACGCTTGTAGAACCTGTAAATATTTGCGTAGCAGTAAAAGTAGTGGCTGTGCCAGGTGCTACAAAGTCTGTTCCTGCTGTAGCTGCTGTAAATGCAGAAGCTCCATTACCTTTTAAGACTCCAGTAAGTGTAGAAGCACCTGTACCACCATCTGCTACTGCTAGATCGGTAATGCCGGTAATAGAACCACCAGTAACAACGATAGAGGTAAATGTAATACCAGTAATCGTGCCACCTGTAATCTTAGGTGCAGTCATGGTATATGTGCCATCACGAATACCATCTCCACAGTCTCGGATCTGCGCCATCATATCGCGCATAGTATCGTTTACTGCTGATGGGAGCATCCCCTCTGGCGCACCATCTGGAGGTGCTGCTGTGTTATTAGCAGGGGTTAGTGAGTATTTTGTATATGCCATGATTTTCCTTACTGTTGTTCTTCAAATTGCTGATCTACAGGAGATGCTAGTAAGCCTCTTAAACCTGTAACAGGTACTAAACGAGTTCTTGCCTGTATTTCTGGCATACGACCCAAAGCAACCATTTTTTGTATTTCTTCTAGCCTATTTAAGCCCATTCTTGTTGCTCCAGCCCTAGCTGCACCACCTATTGCTGGTACTGCTGCACCACCAATGACTGCTCCAGGTACACCACCAAGAATAGCTCCAATACCAGCACCTAAACCACCGCCTACACCTGTAGGAATTGGGCTTGTTGCTGCATATTTTCCAATGTTTCTTAAAACATTTTGTATGCTTCCACCTTTTGCTGCTGCTTTAATTGCATTTTGTTCTGAATCAGAAAACATCCCTAAACGCTTTTTGTTTAAAGCAAGAGACTTTATCTCTTGTCTAAGAGAATTTTCTAAACCAGATTGTGTAAAGTTTGCACCAGCACGAATCTCTGCTCTTTCAAAAATATCAGCAATTTCATCTGACTTTTTTGATCTATTGTAAAAGTTTCTAGCTTTTGTTAATTCTTTTGTTGCTGTTTTAACTTTGCCACCCTCTACTGCTAAATCTTTAGCAGACAAGTTATTTACATAATCATCAAACTCATCTAACAAACGATAAGCAATTCGTTGCTGATCTGGATTGTCAAAGGTTTTAGTAGGAGACCTTACGATTCTTCTGAGAGTATCTATTTCTTTTAATGTTTTAGGTGTTTCTACTTCAATTTGTAATCTATTTAAAACAGCACTTAATTGTGGGTGCAGTCCAGCGTCATATCCTTCTTCTTTTAACACGCTTTCAAATTTAGGTGTTTTAGATTTTAAAGATTCTGGACTAACAACTACACCAGCTTTTTCTGCATTTCGATAAGCAATATCTGCTCTAGTTCTTAGTTGTTCTGCTGATAAGGCTTTTTCTACTTGTCTTGGTCTTAAACCTGCTGTAGACCCAACAGCCATACCTGCTGCCATTCCTAATAATGGGTTTTCTGTAGTTTCTCCAACATACTGTGCTGTGCCTGCTGCTGGTGCTGCTACTGCTATTTGAGCTACAGGTGCTTGAGCCATTCTGCCAGCAAGGCTTCTACCAGCCTCTGTGGTGGCTGTAGTGGCTAAACGACCTAATGCAGGTAGTTGAGTACCAACTCCAGCCAAACCACCACCAACAGCCTCTATAACTCTTTCGCCTGTAGATGTAGGCTCTGGTAATCCAATATTAGCTAAAGCCTTGGATACTTCTCCGCTAGGAGAAAACCCTTTTGTTTCTGGAACTCCACGAGCTTGTCTAATTAGATTTTCTAAGTATTTGCTACCTAATGCAGCTAAATCAGCCATAGGCAATGCCATAGAGCCAATTAATGCACCAGGCGCACCGCCCACCATAGCACCAACACTAGCACCAGTTGCAACAGGAATAGCACCCCTAGCAAGAAGTTGTCCTGTCCTACCAATTTCTGTTAATTCTTGATTTTGTGCAGGCTCTGTTTCTTGCAAAGATTGTTGAATTAACTTTTGTGCTTCTTCTGGTGTAGTGCCTTCTGGAACTTCAAATCGACCTATTCTGCCATTAGGCATTTCAAATCTGGCTATTGGCATTATTCAAACCCTAAAAATTTAACACTTTTTGTTGATGGAGACCCACCAATAATTGATGGATTTTTCTTAAAAAAGTCTTGAACTGGATTTCCTAATTCTGCAAATTTTCTATCAGCTTCTTCTCTACTAATTTTACCATTTAGAACCTGATTGGCAATATCTGCTTCTTTAACAATATAGTTGTTAATATCTTTAGTAGATTCAATAATTAACTTATTAGCACCAGGCTGATTAATAATTCGAACAACAGATTTTTTATACAACTCTAAATCTGCATCAGACATTGTTCCAGACCCAGGTGGTCTTTGTTGTGGAACTAATTTGTTAATCAAAGCATCGGCTGCTTGCAATTCAGACAAACCTTTGGTTGCAATTCCTATATTTCCAGCAGCTAATTTTGCACTAGCACCAAAGCCTGTGGGTGTTTTTTCTAACAATGACTCAAGTCTAGTAATATCACTTAATGATCTGCGAGCAGTTCTGCCAGAATCTGCAATCGTTACATAATTTTCAGCTAACTTTTCTTGAGATTTTTTAACAAACGCACCTTCTTCTCCACCAATAACATTTTTAACTAATGCGCCCTTGGTAACTTGATCTATTTTTCCAGATGAACTAATTTGGAATGATTGATCTTTTGGTAATCCAAGTTGTGTCTTTTCTTCTGCTGATAAAGGTCTAAATGATTCTTTTGGTTCTTTAGACATTAATTTAGCAGCTTCTACAGGATCTGTTACAGCAATAGCTTTTATAAGTTTATCAATATCTAGTTTTTGAACAGTTTTTCCAGTTGGCATTGTTAATGCTGACATTGTTTCAGCAGTGGGCATTTCGCCTGTTTCTGTAGGAACAACGCCATATTGAGGAACTTCTGTAAAGGCTTGACGAGCCATTTCTTGTGCTTGTTTTTTACGCTTATATTCTTCTAGCTGCATACCAGTTACCATCTGTTTAAGACTGCGATCAAACGATTGGTTATAGCCTTCCATGCCTGCACCTAGTGCGCTACCTAAGACTTGTCCTGTGCTGATAGGTTGTCTTGTTTGTCCAGACTGTCCTAACAAGGCAATAGCAGCGTTTAATAGGGCTTGCTGACCAGCACCAGACTGCATCCTTTGTGTTTCGGCAGGACTAATAAACTGAGAATAGTCTGGTTGTTGTCCGAATAAAGCTGATAGATCAATTGCCATAATTTATCCTAGTAAAGAATTTGGATTTCTTGCTCTTTGTAGAGCCAATAAGTTATAAATGCCAGAGTAATCAACTTCTCCTTGTGGCATCTGTGTTCTACCGCCCATCTGCATTTGTGGATAGGCTTGTGCTTGTTGTTGTTGTTGTCTACCTAATAAACCACTAGCACCTCTTAGTGCTTGCAATGCTTTCATTGGGGATATTGTTGAAGGCAATGCTTTTGCTGCTGCTTCAATCTCAGCATCTATAGCAGCCATCTCTGATGGAAGTGTCGTAGCTGGTACTGCATTACCGCCAGGAGTTAATGTTACCTCTCTAGAATAATCTGTTATTGGTGCGCCACTTTCAATTCCTGCTGCTCGTAATTCTTCAGGCGTTAAAGGTCTGTCCTGAATAAAATCACCTCTGTCAATTGCGTTTTGTAAAGCCTGAGCAGTTGGATCAATTTCGTAATCTGAAACTACTCCTGTATTGCTTGCAACTAAATTATTTGGTGGTGGCGTAAATAAATCGCCACCCATGTAAAAATCTCCACTATCACCCATGTTAAAATCTTCGCCTGTGGTAGCAAACTCACCACCACCTAATTGACTACCAAATTCAGCACCAATCTGTTGACCAGCATAAGACTTACCAGCAGATAAAAGACCTTCTTCTACACTACCGCCTTCTTGTACTGTATCTACACCTTCAATAATTGGTATTAATTCTGGGTGTCCACTAACAACGGCAGCAACTTTAATTGCTGCTTTTACAGGATCATCTGTTATTTCTTTTATTTGGCTTTCTGTATAATCAACAACAAATTCACCAACATCTTCAACAGCACCTCCTAGGGCACTCGCAGCATCTCCAACGAATCCACCGCACATAATTAATCCTTTAAGTGTTTGACTGTATTAAAGCCAACAGTTTTATAACCTAGTCTCTCATAAAACTGTCTGGTTTTATCCATGTCTACTGCTGTTGTTTGTCCTAAGTGCAGATCATCTGCACCCATATTTTTAGCCCATGTTTCTAGTGATTTTACTAGTTTAAGTGCTGCTCTACTACCTCGATACTCAGGCAATACAAAGAATCCTAGATCGCTTACTCTTTTACGATTACTAAAGAAATACTCATGGGCTAGTCCTGATATAAACCCAACAATTCTGTTGTGTTCTATTGCAATAAATCCGACTGCATTAGGATTCTTAAATAACTGTAGAATCTTGTGCTTTTCTGGTATTGCGTAAGCAAACTCTGCCTCGGCTACCATTTTGGTAACTAGTTCAAAAAACTCCTCTAAACGATGTAGGGTTAGTTTTTCTACTATCAGAAGTAACCACCTAATAATCCACCACCTAATGCACCTAATGCTGGTGCAGCGTATTGATTACCAAAGAAACCAGAAACACCAGGAATCTGTCCTAATGCGTAACCACCTAGACCGCCTGCAATAGCACCGCCAAGGACTCCTGCACCACGATTCTGATAGGTAGGTGCATTTGTAGTTTGTGTGCCATAGCTTCCTAATGGAGTGCCATAGACTGATGACAAATAGCCTTGTAATTGCTGATAGGGTAACTGTTGTCCAAACTGATAACGAGCCAACTGCTCTTGTAGAGGTTGTGCAGAGATTGCTTCTTGTTGCGCGCCCACTTGAGCCAATGTCTGAGCAGGTAGGAATTGTTGACCATAAAAGCTAGGTGCTGCACCAGCCAACTGAGCTTGGGCTAATTGAGCCTGTTGCTGTAGTCCTCTTTCTTGTTGGTACTGTGATCCTGCGATATTAGATGTAATATCCCCTAGAGACCGCCCATAAGCCTCTGTAGCAGTTCCCAAGGCTCTTTCCATACTACCGCTACCTAAACGACCAGAACGACTGTAAAGGCTCGATATTCCAGGCAATACTGCTTGGCTAAACTGTTGGGTTAGTGGGCGAGTGGCTGCCTCCATCATCGCTTGTTGGTACGGATTGGCATTTAAAAACCCACCGGCAGCAGTCTGTCCGACTTGACCTAAAGATGCTTGATAAGCCTGTTGTGCTTGTTGTAGAACAGGAGACTGTTGGCGAGCCAATGCCTCTTGTTGGGCAATCGACTCAGTCGTAGCAGCAGATGGGCTTACATAAGTCTGACCAGGAAAGAACTCAGGTTGTTGTCCTGTTAAGAATAGACTCTGCGCCCTCTGCAAACCTTGGGTAAGGTATGGGAGTAACGCTGGATCTACTGACGATGTGCTTGTGGTTGTTGCCATAGTTTTATCCTACGATGATGTATTTATAAGTCATGCCTGATACTGTATTAGCTGGATGGCTAATGGTGGCACTTCCGTTGGTTACTGCTGATATATAAGGCATTGTAAAAAGATTACTGGTATAGCCATTCGATGATAGATAACTCATTGTGGCTATGATGCTAGGTGTTGCTGGTCTAGTAGGTGAAGTATCTGTACCAAAATGCTCAATCGTTACACCAATATCAGATGGTCTCCAAGCTAACTCTACATAATCGTTTTTCTCTAAACCAATAAAGAAGTTTAATGAGCCAATCATATGACTTGGAATGCCTGCACTTTTTCTTTGTGAGATACCAAATTTACTGTTTGATGCTGCTACATTAGTACCATTTTTTCTAAACCATACATCTACAAACTCAGGATCATTAACTGTGCTTTTAAACTGCACACTAAACTGAATGTTGTAGAGTCCAGAGTAACCTGCTGTTAGTTTCGTACTAGTTACTAGACTTGCACCTAAAGCATAGTCTGTAGTGCTAAACGACATAATATTGGCTGCTGTAGTTGTTGTCGCAGCTTGGTCTGTATCGTCTTGTACCGCTAAATAAGGGTAATACGCTGTAGATGATACATCGTCTGTAGCCATCAACAAAATGACAGAATCTACACCAATACGAGCATCTGTTAAGGTTGTAGTGCTTGCACCACCTGTTGCTAGAGTTACCGATCCTGTATTGTTTGTCTTGCCATTCATAATCCCATTGACTACCTCTGCTACTCCACGAGGATCGCTACCAAATGGGGGTAATGCTCTAAACATTATCTAGTTCCTAGAGGGCTTAAATCGATGTCCATTCCAACTGCGGATGTCCAACTACCTGTAGGGGTTAATTGTAGACGATGATAGCGACCAATACCACGCACAGACACTCTATTTTCGGCATCTGCTGCTGTTTGTGATCCAAATACTGTGGACTCTGTTAAAAGCCTACGAGATAGCAAAGCCACGCTACCAGAGCCACCCTCAACAGTAGGTTTTACTAATGTAATAGATGAGGTAGATCCTGGCATTTCTATATCGCCTGTTTCTATGTAAGCTGTAGCGTTAGCACCAGAGAAGGTAACAATCTTTGCACCATCTACACCGGCTAACTGTAGTCTGCCACCAAGCCAAAGTCGGCTATCAAAGCTGGTCAAAATGGTGTCTAGGTTTCCATAAACATCCATGCCTTCTAAAGTAACGGCAGGAGTAGAGGTAGATGCAATTCTGTCTACAGTAGTTGTTCCGCTAGTCCAACGCTGAGTCTGATAATTGTAGATTAAAAGACTATCAGCAGTAGCTGAACTATTAGAGGCATATGCCCAAATAATTAACTTCTTTGTTGGGTCTACCGCAGCAGACATAAGGTATAAAGTACCTTCATCTACATTATCAAAGAAGAACCTGTTTACTTTTTCGTTACCAATTGGAACTACATTTTGTCCATCGCAGGCATAAAAGCCATCATCGCCTAAGAAGAATGTAGTACCGCCATATTGTATAACTGAGTTTGCCTCGTAGCACCCTAAGTTTCTACTAATATTGTCAAACTGAAATATAAGTGGACTACCAACATATACCATACGATGAATAGAACGATCCATTAATATCAGACCAAACTCACCACCTGTAACACCGACTATAGATCCACCATCGGGAATATCTTGGAAGTCTGCTTGGGTTGTTGCTGATGCAGTCCAAGAGGACTCGTCTCCCAACGCTGACCATTGCACTCTGTTTTGGTAACTAGATTGATAGCCTGATACTACAAAGTCTCTTACTACTGTTACATATCTTGCTTCTGGTGCATCTGCTGCTAGGTTTGCAAATAAAGAAGAACTATTTAAATTAAATCCCTGTAATTTATCAAAGCCATTAGCTGCAACAATTACATTACCAAATTGCGTAAATCTAAAACGCTGATCGGTAGGAGTTGTATAGTTTCCTGATTTGGACACATTGTTTAAATTTAATGTTCCAGAATCTAACTTAAATAACTTTGTAGAGCCACCAGCAAATACACTAGTAGCTCCTGCTGTTGTTTTGCCTGCAACAACATTGTTTAGGTTCTCAGATGCTGAGTTCGAGTAATTTACTACTGTAGGCAATGCACCATACCCAACGAGTTTAGAGTAAACATTCTCTGCTCGTCTTAGACCATTAGTAATGCCTGGCTGATCTGGAGTCCACTCCCCGAAATTTATTCTACTTATTGCCATTGTGAGTTTCCGCTAGATATATTTGACCAAGTTGTCGTTGTAGCTGTAATAGCTGTCCAAGACTCTGAGCCTGCTGTCTCTGCTGTCCATGTTGTAGAACTAGCTGATATTCCTGTCCAAGCCTCTGACCCTGCTGTCTCGGCTGTCCAATTATCGCCTAATCTATTACCACTTGCTACGATTGTGGCATTTGCTGTAATAACTGCATTAGCAGAATAAACTGCTTGTGCTTGTGCATCTACATACGCATTGGCAATAATAAAGCCTTCTCCTGCGTACTCTACACCACCAAGTGCTGTTACTGTTGCTGTGCCTGTTATTTCTGCAACAGATGTTCTAACCCGAATAGCCTCAGACTCTGCACTTGCATTGCCTGTAATTGTCGCATCACCTGTTCTAACTCGAATACCTGTGCTTTGTACACTAGCCTCTGCATTGACATCAGCAGATCCGACCAGTATTGCAATTCCTGTTGCATCAACTGTTGCGATTCCATTTACTATCCCTTCTCCGACCAATACCCTAATAGCTTCTGCTGTAATAGAAGCATTGGCTGTTATGTCTCCCGATGATGTACGGATAGCAGATCCATCAGCTACTACTGTTGCATCTGCACTTATGTCTGCACTAGCATTTCTTGTTCTTTGTCCTGCTGCAACAACAGAAGCATCTGCTGTAACAAGTGCCTCACCTGTGCGTTGGCGAACACCATCCACACCAACTGTAGCATCTGCTGTAATAGATGCAGAGGGGAACTTAACACACAGAGTATTCCATACAGGATCATCAAACGAGATATTGAGTTGGTCTAGATTCCCAAGGGAATCCATGTCCTCTAATCTCCAATTACCACATACTTCGTCTGTTTCCCAAGTATGATCGAATGAGTATGGTACTTGCTCTAAAGTCCCGAACTGATCTAACTGTTCGAGAGTTAATGCCATTAGGCTAGGGTAACTGAAAGGCTACCAGATGCAATCTTAAAAATGTCTCCTGTATCAATCGCCTTAGATGTCGTAAGGGGTGTGTGATATAGAAGGTTTCCTGTTGTCAACGCATCTAAGATACCGATATGGCTAATCGTTCCCCAAGAGCTTGTAGCTTGATCAAAAGTAATATCTGCTGTAGTTACGCTTGCACCATTGCTAGGCGCGCCAAAGGTAGCAGATTTACGAGCATAAGAACCACCAGTACACTCTGTGCCTGTATTAGCATCTGTTGGGTCTGTAGTGTAGAGACCAACATAGACTACAGAAGGAGAGGTAAAGGTTGTTGCTCGTATAGTTGCATTAACTAGTGCATTTTCTAGGTAGTTTGACATTTCAGCCATGTTATTTCCTTATCGTGAGGTTACGCGCATTTGTAAAGGCACACCCGAATACTCGCTATTTTGGTCTGCATCGGATATGTTTTTGATTGCTCTGTCGTACAGGGTTGCCCATGTCTGACTTCTTGCATCGTTAATTAAGTATGGCTCTGCTTCTAAAAGCGAGGCATAGAGGAGAGCATCTGGATAATTAGCAAGAAATACATTGCTTGCATTATTAGTAGAAAGTACAGTAGGTTTAGCATAGTAGAGGATCTCCAATGTATATGCTGTATCTGGCTTTGGTGCTAACTCAAACTCAGTTGCCAGGATTGTGTAATAAATTGGTTTGCCACTCTCGTCTGCCGGAGCATCCCTAGTAAACAAACTAGGAGACATATAAGTAATAGGGTATCTTGGGTTGCCTTGGATATGTAAATCCCGAATCTCTAAGAAGTCTGTAGGTAAGGCTACCTTGCCATCACCACTTACTGTTAATGCTGTAGCTGACTTTAACATCTGCCGAGTGCGTAGGTCTCTTGCTGTGCGTAACTCTGCAAAGCTAATAAAGTCTGGAATGACCGATGTTAGATCAGACCGACCTAAGTAGTTTGCTACCGATGTCTTTAAATCGGAATAGGTTGTATAAGCCATAGCTCTCTCTTAATCTTTTGGTACTTCGATGTTATGCCATCCATAGACATACTGCCCAATATGCTTTATCTGTTTGGATAGATCGTGATCTACCCAAGTATCAACTCCTGCATCCTTTGCTTTAATGCAAAAGTAAATGTCCTCGCCCAGTATCTTGTTGTTTAAAAGTTGCTCAAAGTAGAAGTAGGGTTTTTCCATCTTCTTAATGACACTCTGTTTAATCAACATAATTCCACATCCAATCCCATCTACTTTCTCAACGCCTGACTTAGCGTTGGAGTAAACCGCTACCCAATCTACAGAGCCATCCTCGTTAATATGGATGTTCCTAGCTGTAGGGTTAACGGGTTCTGCTCTTGTAGTTGCATTGACCCCAATAATATCTTTATCGTGAGCCATTAATATTTTTAAGGTATCTTTGGGAAACCTCATATCTGCATCTACAAAGAGCAGATAGTCTGCCTTGTTTTCTAGTGCTGTTTCTACCAACTTATTCCTCTGGTCAAATATTAGCGTTCCA